AAATTGTTGGAATTCTGAAATTAAAAATGTATCATATGGAATTCACTAAAATGTTTAGACACCCAAAATATTATAAAGAATTACGCAAGCGTAATAAATCGGATCAGGCCATTAGCGACGAAGCTTCGACGGAAGCAACAAGCGTGCGCCCTGGTCCGGGCCAAAAGCAACAAGCTTCAAGCGCCAAGCATCAAGCTCAAAGTTTCAAGCGCCAAGCTCCTGAAGCCTCAAGCGGCAAGCATCAAGCCCCAAGCACAAAGGCTCAAGCTTAAAGCCGCAAGCAGCAAGCTCCTGGATCATGGATCCTGGAAAAAGTTTCACGCACCTTTGATCAAGGGACTCTACCAAGATAAATGAATTGTTAGGATGCTTCACATGGAAGGCAATTTGATGAGGTGAGAACGTCACCTTGTTACTCTTCGTAACTTTAAGCTCTACTGTAAAAAAGTGGCCGTTAGTATTATAACCCAGTAAGTCAGGAGTACCGGATAAGCTAAGATTCTCAAGTCTAATCCACGATATTTCAGGTATAAATTTCTTAACTTTTGCATATAATTTTCGCTCAGGATTCAAGGTAACTAGGGCTTTCTAATCCGATGTTTTAGGAGCGATAATTAACTTCTGCTTCGTAGGTTTCAATACAACACGAATAGAACTTTGTCCAATTATATTTGACTCTTGTACTTCAATTCTTTTTACTTCTTCTAAATGACCATTAACTTCCATATAGATAGCAGCATTGGAAACAGCATTACCTTTTTTGCCGTCCGTAAATTGGTTCAGATATTCCTGCAAATGTTTTACGTACATCTTCTAGTTCCTTTTCAAGTTGTTTTCTTTGTTGACCAGCCTGCCTACATTTATGCTGTAGAAATGTAACTTGTTTTTTAAGTCTTTCTATTGTTTCTTCTAAATCGTTAGGCCCTCTGTCTGTATTCATTATTGACTTTATAGGATAGTTACCTTAAAAAGTCAACTATGGGATTACCAAAAAGATTAACAGAAATGCAACAACGATTCGCTGAGTTTTTAGTATTCGGCGGACCAGACGGACCAATGACCCAAACAGAAGCAGCATTAGCTGCTGGGTATAGTCCAAAGCGTGCAAGACAAGAAGGTTCTGAACTTTGCAATCCTAAATTATCACCACTCGTTGTAAAATATATTGGTCAACTAAAAGAAGAAAGACTTAGAAAACATGAAGTGACTTATGAAGGTCACGTTGCAGAACTTGCTAGACTTCGTGAGGCTGCTTTAAAAAAAGGATCATTCTCTTCAGCAGTGAATGCGGAAGCAAACAGAGGAAAAGCAGCAGGATTATACATAGACCGGAAAATAATAAAAACAGGAAAGCTAGAGGACCTATCAGAACAAGAGCTAGAAGCAAAAATGAAACAAATTTTAGACGACTACGGACAGTTAATAAATGTAACTCCACCTACAACTTCTGAATCTTCTTTACCCACTGACGAGGAATCATCGTCCGATCCCCAAAAGTAATACCATCTTCATCTTTATCATAAGAGGCAAACATTTTAATTGAATGTTTATCTTTGGAATACAACCAACCTTCATTAACTGGTCTTGCTAATTTCATTTTATTAAATTCTTTTTCATTAGCCCAGCCAGAGTCACTTACGCAGTCGACCCACTCCACTCTGACTTTCTGAAAAGGTATATCAGGAGTTGTTTCTGTGTTGATAGCTTTACGTCTTTTTCTAGGCATACAACCTTATAATATAATACCCCGACACTTGACAGTCGATTTTGTATCCCAGGTAAACTTTTTTTCTTTTTTTCAGATTTACCCCTCGGAAGTATCGGGATCGTTATAAATCAACACTTCTAGCCTTCGCGCTACCCCTCGCGGACCCCTCGCAGAATCCATTTACCCCTCGGGGTTACCTTGAAAAAACAGCTCTTTTTTAGAATCATTCTAATCTGCAAGGCTATTTTTCAAATTTACCCCTCGCAAATCGAGCCCTACGCGAGGGGTAAAACCCCTTTTGCGAGCCCTAGAGTACAAGTTTGCCTGCCTTACTTTCGCCATATTTCTGCTCATATATAGCCTCAATCTTCATCATCAACTCAACAATGTACTGCTCTTCTAGCTTATCTACTTCTGCTAACGATCGCATTAAAATATCTTTCTGCCTTTTTATTGCCTTATTTTTTGTCTGAACTAGATCTATTCCCCATCTCGTCTGGTCTGTCATTAAACTCCTCTGCTTTCATTGGTTTTGTTTTTTCTTTCTCATCAAACTTTAGGTCATGATACATGTCCAATCGTTTAAGAAACTTATGTTTATACTGCCTTAATTCTGCCCCATCTACGACAAATTCTTGATAATATAGGTCAGGCGTGCATACCATGATAACTCCTTTTTGTATCTTACTTCCGTAGACATAGTCGTGAGCCATGGCGTACGCTGCGATTTGCAGATAATAATCTTCGATCCATTCTTTCTTCTTCGGACGGTTAGCTTGCTTGAAGTCAACAACAGTTTCATCACCGTTGTGTAAACAGACAAGGTCTGTTGAACCTGCGTATAGGCCCGGATAATGTAACGTAACTTCCGAACCATAATATTCATCCACTGGTGCAAGGCCCACTTCCATAATTTTATTGGCCATGGGCTTCGCCGCCTGTCCGAGTTCTGTAAGATCATCGTAGCCAACTCCCGTGATATAAGATTCAAGGAATTTGTGCATACTAGTCCCTCGCTTACTAGATAGATTCTTGATACGTTCTGCTTCTTGTTCGCCAACTTTGGCCTTCCAGTCTTTTAAAAATTGTTGATCTTTGGTGGCCCCTAATATCGTAGTTACACTAGGAAGTCTAGAACCATTTACATCGTAGACCCTGGTCCCTGTTTCGTGGTCCGTGATCTGTTTACCATTGATATAATTGAATTTTTCTGACTTCTTGATGGCCTTACCAATGTTATGATATTCCTCTAAGTCCTTATCGTTCATCATCTTTATCTACAAATTTATTAATTACATAAAGCGCAATAAGAGAACCAACAATCAAAATACCTAAACCATAAAAAAACATACCTATTCCATAACCAAGTGTCATATTTTATTTTTTAATTCTTTTAAATACTCTTCATCTTCTTTTATTAAATTACCTTTTTTAATCTGGTTCAACGGTGCTGAGTCATGTACATTACCAGATACAGATACTCTTACACAATTTGATTTAAAAGGACTAACCCAATGTTTCATCCACGCAGGAAATATAAACATATCTCCTTCTTCCGGAAAATGTGACATGTAACTTATACAATCTCTTATACCATCACCATACATGAACTGTATACCACCAGGTCCACAGCTTCTACCCTTATACTTTTTATTTTCATTCTTTAGTTTATCAGGAATTGATAAGTATATTACAAAAGATAACTTACCATCATGATCATGTGGTGGGTTAAATTCATTTGGTCTTTGAAAGTTTGCCCAAAGCGCAGTCAAAGCATACTCAGGTTTTTTATTTAATTTTTTTTGTTGATACTTCTCAAACATTTGATCATAGATACCAAGATAAGGAGATAAGAAAGGCACTATTCTATCTCTAGACTCATCACTGTAACCAGTTTCTTTTCTTATCTGTCCTGCTAACTTAGATGAAAAATCTTCTTCATTCTTCTTTGCTTCTTCGATCAAAGCTTTTTTAAAATCATCTTGTATTTTTAAATGTATAAGACAAGGACCCCAATTGAAAGTCTTTACCTGTATCATTGTTTTATCTTTTGACATTATTCTAAACTCATTGCTTGTTTATAGTCATCTAACGATACCACTTTACCATTCATAACAGTTCCTTGGTAATGTTCTACAACTTTATTTATCTTTTCAAATTTAGTATGAGCCCAAGGCCATAGTAAACAACATACAAAGTATGCATCTCTAAACGTAGCACGCCATCTGTATTGCATTAAATATTTAGTACCGTCTTTACGTAAACCTTTACGTGGTTTTTTATTTAATGTACCAACACCTAATACTTCGTGTACCCATTTCAATACAGACTCATCGGTCATTGTAATCTCCATAGACAATCGTAAACTGTTAGATATTCTATGACCTTTACCTGTATGTCTTTTTTTCTTTTCTGGTCCCCGTTTAAAATGTATTGATCCTTCACCATCAAATAATCCTGCTATGTATGCTCTATCTGTATCAGGAACCATTCTGTACCGCCATTCTAAGAACCGTGGTCCATGGGTTTAGGTCCAAGTCTCTAGTGCAAGCTGTCAGAAGCACCATCGTCAATCCAACCAAGATCTTTGA